ATGTTGAGTATGATTCCGAATCGCAGCTTGTCCTCATTATCGAATCACGTACAGCATCTCCCTTTGTCTGCACATACCGCACCAGTGCCGGAACCGATAGAGGATCCTTTGCCGGGAGAACATCCGGTGCCACAGGAAGATCCGGTTCCTTCGCCAAATCCTGAAATTGACGATCCGAAATCACCACGTAAGGCTGTAGCTTCAATCAATTAAAACCTTGGGAGGTTTTTATGGAAAAGCAGCAAAACTGGAGTACCGAGTTGTATCAGGGGCTGGAAGTGCATGTCACTGCTATACGAAAAGAAGACCCACCGCAGCTATGGGATTACACGGTACGCATATGCGAGCCGGGTGTGGATGCTTCGGCTGAAAGTGAATTGGCCGCCGAGTCCGGTGACGATGCTGATTACGATACTGCGGAGGAAGCGCTGGAGGCTGGCTTTTCCCGTGGCTACGAACTGGTAGATGAGCTACGCAAGGATAGCTAGGTAGCGGGTGCCCCCGAGCCAGGCCGTCATTGAAAGAGTGGCGTAAAAAAGGCATAATGCAGCACCTTTAGGCAGGTACCGTTTGACGGTCCTGGCTTTCCGCATCACGGGCCACTCCCGTCATATTCTGCCCATAGCTCAGTTGGATAGAGCATCAGCCTTCTAAGCTGAGGGTCACAGGTTCGATTCCTGTTGGGCAGGCCAATAAACATAAGCGTCTGCGTAATTTCAACTTTTCCGCAATTCTGCATCTTTTCCGCAAATCACTTTGTCGGCATGACTTTTTTGCCGCGTCGCAGGTAGTGGCGACGGGTCGTTTTTGTGCTTTCATGCCCTAGTAAATCACTGGCTGCTTGCTCGTCAATTTCCTCGGCTTTGTCATCTGCTGCCTTGGCTCGCAGATCATAGAACCAGAAAGCCTTAATCTCGGGCTCAAGCTCCGGATACTTCTCGCAAGCCTTCTCTCTGGCAGCATCGAAATGCTTCCTCAGTACCGCCTTAGTCAGCTGCATGCCTTGCGTATTGACGAGCAGGGCAGTATGCACGACCTTGTATTTTCTCTTACGCTCCTTGATGCGATCGATCAGCGCTGCCAGCTCGCCAACTATGGCAATGCGTAACTTCTGCTTTGTCTTCCCTTGCTGTATTGACAAATAGCTATCGGATATTTCATGTTCGGTGGATTTGAGCGCATCCCCTGGACGCTGGCCGGTCAAGTAGGTCAAGTCCATCGCATCCCGTAGTGGCTCACTGGCACACTCCCAAACCGCCTTGAATACCTCATCAGTGGTGTAGGTCTCGCGCTTGCCTAGCGTGAAGCCTGCGATGCCTGTGCATGGGTTGGGCTCGTCTGTGTAGCCCCATGCCCGGGCTTTATTCCACATTGATGAGAATAGGCGTTTGCAACGGTTCGCGGTCGTCGGCGTAGCTTTGTGGAATTGCAGAAACTGCTGCATGTGCATAGGCCGGATCTCACCAAGTGGTGCCTTGGCGAAAAACTTGTCCAAGTGCTTGATGTCAGAATTCTGGACGCGGCGCGTGCTTTCTGCTTTGCTTGGGATTTCTTCCAGCTTGTATTTCTTGCTGAGGTCGTCGAAGGTGGCCTCGTGCACTGGAGTTTCGTCGCCAGCCAACTCAACATATTTGCGTAACGCCTCAATGTAGTCTGTGCCAAGCGGGGATTCCTTGCGAGGTCTCCCGCCTAAGTCAAAGAAATAGTACGTCTTGCCAGACCTGATGCGAGCGCGCATATGCGGTGGCAAATGTCTATTTACTGTCGGCTTACGACCCATTACACGCTCACTATAGATGGATGCCAGGATGCTTTACGCGGAGTTGGAGCTGCACGACCTTCAACGGATGCGATAGCTACCACGGGCCGGCCACGCGCACTCTCAGTGAACGGGATAGCGTTCTTGCGCAACAGGTCGCGCTGCAGCTCATACTTTGGCTTGCCGCCCTTAGATTGACGAATATCCGTCAAATCGTCAACTTCAGATTCCGTCATCAGGATTCGATCCGTCATCTATTCCTCCTTAGCCTTGGCAATTCGCATAATCAAGCTTCTATCCGATGATTCACCAAAGGTGCTTGGGTAGTAATTTGATTGCCTTGTCCATCCGCCCCGACAATCGTAAAACGTTCCAGAGAATATTTCTGTTTCTGTAGGCTTGTTTTCAAACGAAGAAATTGCATTCTTTTCGAAGTCTGATTCTGGCGTAAGCACCAATTGCACAACGCCGTCCTCAATATAGATTGAAGTTTTCATCCCACCTCCTGCGTGGATGTATCAACCGCTGTCATTCGATCAACAGCGGTGTCTAATTCGCTAAGAGTGAAGTTGTCGATCTCGTAGGTTCGCTCATCATATTGCACGAGGCTGTATACATACCAATTCACATCCCTCAGTTTTCGATACCGCTCCGCATCCTTCCGCAACTCTGCAATAACCTCATTCAACCCTGCAATCTCATTCTGCTGATTGAGGCACATCTTACTAGCTGCCTCATAGCGCTGCCATCCTTGCTCGCCATGCTGAACTGCCCCGGCTATGCTGGTATGCAACTCTGCAATGATGGCTTTCTGGCGTTCGATGTGGTCTAGCAATGACTCGATTCCGTTTGCGGCATCGTCATGATAACCACTGTGGAATTGGCAATTTGGGTCATGCAATTTGCGTGATGTATAGCCTTCATGACATGTGCATTTTCGCAATTCAATAACCAATCTCCGCAGTTCTTTAATATCAGTCATTTATTCTCTCCACGAATAGCAGCGCGCAATACTTCTCCGATTGTGAGACTAAAAGGCATGTAAGGCCATAAAGCAGTTTGATCTTCGCCATTTTCTTGGCAATGCTTAAGCGCTTGCTCAAGACGATTTTTTAGTGGGATATATGATTTATCAATGGCTCTAATTGCATAATTATTAGGCATCATTTCTCCTTCACCTGATCTTGAGGGGATTGGCTTGCTTGCAGTGCGGCTTTAAGCGCTGCGATTGAATCGCGCAGATTTGACCGTATGCGAGATGATGCTTGCCACTCGACACTAGTGCTGTAATCACCATTAAGCCATCGGTCATGCATAGAATTGTGCGATGCGCACAATGCTTCTGCATGCTTTATCACGTCAGCTACGGGCTCTTGCGCTGGCGCACTGGCGGCAAGGACGGCGGCTTCGATGGCTCTTGCAAACGGGAAAACTTCTACAAGCATTTCGTCCGACATGCTCAAGGCAATCTCTTTGATCTTCCGATCTGTCAGCACTGTCTTGATGTCAGTCATGGCGCACCTCGGCTGCCAGGCCATCAATATCGTCCTGAGTGATTATGTAGTCTTCAATATCAATGACCTTATAAAACGTCAAATTCGCATGCTTTTCAAACCAAGATTTCAAAACCAAATCCAGTTCGTCTTCTGCCTCTTTCGTGACAGAGAAAAGATCACCAGCCTCGCCAGCAAATTCGTATGAGCGATCCTGCATCGTTGTGATTACGTCGTCCGCAGAACAAAGATCGCTCATCACGGGAGCGACTGAAACGCCGCGCTGAATCTTCATTCCGACCTTCAAGCCGTCGTCACATTCATCATTCAGTTCAGCGAGATTTTCAGCGCGCCACATTTCTGCCTCTGGCAATGCAAATGTGTTGAATTTTTTAATGTTCATTTGGCTACTCCATAGGCTTGCGGTTGCGCGGTAGGGGCGGCAGCTAGCATGCCCTGAAGTTTGAAATACACGGTATCAACATCATCCATGTTTGGTTGGCCGAGCAAGCAGCCAGCGATCACCGAAGCTGTAACAAGCAGTGTTTCTTCCGATATTGCTGGCCCCACCGCCAAATCAGCATGTTCAGATCGTTTCGAGGCAAGCAGGGCGCGCAAGTCGGATGCATGGATGACAACTACCATGCCATTTCCCATGGATTCGATATGGTCTTCGCCGTCACCTTGGAAGAACCAGACATCCTTTTCCTGATGTGCGCGGCGCAGATCCAGATCAAGTTGCGCTAGGCGCAGTCTTTCCTGCAACAATCGGGTGCTTTCCTGGTATCCGTCTCGCTCCCTGATTAGAGCGTTGACTACATTTGTGTGCGGGCCGCCATGACGGTTCTGCAAGTCGGCCGATAATTGCGGGTGCGTGTCTTTACAAGCCTCGGCATAGGCGCGATGCGCGGCAGGGGCGTGCTGATCGTGGTCCACGTCCAGTACGAAGTATTCGCAGCCGTGGTGCTTGCCGCCGGGCGCATCGCTATCATCTGCACGGCGCACGTCGAATTTGCGAAACAAGCCTTGAACCTCTGCTGGTTTCGACGGATCCCGCTCTGGCAGTGTGGATACCGCTTGCGCTGTCTGTGCTTGCAATGCCGCCTTCCATGCGCTCCATGCATTATCTATTTCGGCATCGTCATATTCTCCGTGCTCATTGGTGCTGAGTTCTTGCAAATCGCGAAAGCAATCATTCGTCATGTATCGCTCAAACTTCTCGCGCTCATCCGCACCGGATTGATCTACTTTGTCATTGGTAGGGGTCATGCTGCACCTCTGCGACGTTCACGTGACACTTCCGCTACAGCATTGGCCGCTTGTCCCTTCGTCAGGCCAACAATTTTTCGGCGGGATTCGGCGGCATCCTGAGCATTCTTCAATCCAGCAGCGGTACGATTTTGCAAATCAATCAATCGCTGCGCATGCTCTTTGCGTGCCCATATCATCAATTCGTCTTCACTCATCATTCATCCTTTAAGCCAAGCTAATGGCGTGGGTGTTATTTACTTAGGCCAGGCGAGCGGCTTGAGATCCGCACGTTGCTTAGCCAGCGATTCAACTTGGCTTACCGATGCCTCAATCAGATCAATCGATGAACGCGCCAACTTAATTAATCCTTCGACGCTCTCGGGCTCTGAATCGTCATCCTTCTGCACTCTCCGCAGGATCAGTGCCGATGTAGAGGAAAGCTGTCCGCAGAGGATTTGCAGAGATCTCATCTCATCTTCGTGCTGAGCGCGAATTGTTGAGTAGCGTCCACGATGCAACATCAATTCCGAATCATCAAGAACGTTCAAACATGCTTCCATCGTTGTCCTCTCTTAATCTGCCCGACATACTTTCTACTGATCGAATGATCAGCGGCGATTGCGCCCAAGTCTCGTTCGTCTAAGCGTATTTTCTTCACTGCACTTGCAGTAAGGCGCGCCATGCCATTTGATTCACCTTGGTTTCCCGGCAGTACTGAACGTCCTTTCGTTTGTCGGTCAGCCACGTTCTCGTGATTCGTGCCGAGGAACATGTGCGCTGGATTAACGCAGCTTCTGTTGTCGCATCGGTGACAAACATGTAGGCCGTCCTTAATAGGGCCAACATACAATTCGTACGCTGCCCGGTGCGCTCCAGTCACTTTCCCATCGAGCCAAAACAGCCCGTAGCCGCGCCTGCTGGATCCTGTCCATATCCAACAGCTGGGCGTGACCACATACTTTTTCTCCAATCTTTGTAATGGTGTGGCGCACATCATCAGAAGGGAATCATTTCGTCTGTTACATGGAATGGAGCAGAGCCGCCATCTTTCGCAGGCGCTGTAGACTGTTTACCGCCTTGCAGTTCGATTTCATCAACACGAATGTCAGGGCTGATTGCCTTCACTCCATCCTTGTTTGTCCATTCGCGCAGGGTCAATTGGCCGAATACCGTTACTTGCTGGCCTTTAGTGAGATGCGGCGCAAGTGCCTCACCACGCTTACCCCATATTTGGCAGGCAAACCAGTTAGTCGTCTTCTTGTCGCCAAAGCCGACATCTGAGGCCAGACGGAAGCTAGCGATTGGGTCGCCTGCTGCTGTAAAGCGAAGTTCTGCGTCTGCTACGACACGGCCTGTTGCGGCTATCTTGTTCATGCTGTCTGTCCTTGTGTGAGTGCTGTTTTGCGTTCGTCTTTGGCTTTAATCAGAGCCGGATGATCTTTCTTAGGCAATACGGCAATTGCCACTTCAAAATGCGCTTTCAATTTGTCCATGTCACCGGCCTTGTTGATACTTGCTAGTGCCGCGGATACATCGAGCGCAGCACCATTGCCATCGTCATCGTCCTGATACAGCCCAGTGATTGCTGCCAGCGCATAGCGGCGACCGTATGTCAGCGCGGAGCCGTATCCCTGTGGGTCATTCTTAGGTAGAGGGATAGTCGCCGTATCCTCAAGCCACTCGCCAGACTCATGCATCAAGCGCGTCGTCAATTCCAGGGTGTTAGCCGTAGATGGCGATGGCGTTTGAATAAAGACGATTCCAGCGTTATTCAACGCTTCCTTGATCGCCTCAACAACAGCCGGCAGGTCTGCGTACTTGTTCTTAAAATGCGGGTTCGTCGAATCCTTCGATGCAAAAGTGATGGCCTTTTGTGCTGCAAGCAGGGCTGGCGCTAGTTGTTTTACTGATTCGCTGGTCTTCATTCTTTCTCTCCGTCCGTTGGCTCTCGTATGCTGCTAATGTGTCGGCTGCTTCTTCCGCTTCCTGCTGCTCAAATACTGCTCGTCCGATTCTGCTCATGGCTTCCTCACTTCTGTTCTGGCGGTGCTGGTAGTGGCATCCAGTGGGTAATTTCGTCGTCATGGAAATAGTTGTCCCATTCATGCCCGCCAACTGCATTGACGCTCCACGATTTTTTGCCACATATATTGACGTAGTAAGCAACAGCAAAATCAGGCCAGCGGTTACTCTCAACAAAAAATATCAATACTTTTTCTTTTTCCGCAGGAAATCTTTCTTTAATGCTTATCCACTCGCTCACTTAATCTCTCCCAACGCCAGCATCTGGTCAGCCTGGCGATTCAGATATACCCATTGCGCCTCACGTTGCTTATTCAGCGCATCCTCTCTTGCTGATTCCATCGTTTCCGCTACGTGCGCTGTCATTGCAATACGCTCGTCTTCTGGCTCACCTACTAAGCCATATAGAAGGACTAGAGCGGCTACTCCTAGTGCGTAGGGGAGGACGGTTAGCAGGCGGCTCATGACTAGCTTTGTGCTTCAGCAAGGCGCTTCATATCTTCAAGAGCTTCTTCGTTGTCACAGTAAAAGTCCGGTATTTTTTTAAGTGTCGGATCGCTTGCCATGTAGATGATCGAAGCTGCAGCAGGCGTACCCATGGCGTATTCCAAAGCCTTGCCACCCTCTCCGGCAAGGGCAATTACCCACCCAGCGCGGCAATGTGTTGTTCCACACGGATGATGCCAAAGCGCCATATCAAGCGCACATGGTTGTGACGCAGCCTCGTACACTGCCTTGTGAATGTCCTTGATCTTGACGGGATAGTCGCGCAGGTTGGCACCGCTCAGGTTGGCACCGCGCAGGTTGGCACCGCTCAGGTTGGCACCGCTCAGGTCGGCACCGCTCAGGTTGGCACCGCCCAGGTTGGCACCGCCCAGGTTGGCACCGCTCAGGTCGGCACCGCTCAGGTTGGCACCGCTCAGGTCGGCATCGCTCAGGTTGGCACCGCTCAGGTCGGCATCGCGCAGGTTGGCACCGCTCAGGTCGGCATCGCGCAGGTTGGCACCGCTCAGGTCGGCATCGCGCAGGTCGGCATCGCGCAGGTTGGCACCGCGCAGGTTGGCACCGCTCAGGTCGGCATCGCGCAGGTTGGCACCGGCTGCTAGCGCAGCCTTAACTGTTGCAAGCATCGTATTGTCTTCAATGTCATGCTCAAATATGACTCGGCCTGACCAGCGTTGCGTGATTTGCAGTTTCATGTTCACTCCGTTATTTAGAATTCATTAGCCGCTTAGGGCTTACCAACAAAGCAAGGGGCTGGACGCTACTCCAGCAAGATCATTTCGACTTCACCCGTACTGCACGCACGGTAGAGCGGTCTGCGGCGATCTATCAACCTATTCATGGGCAGTTTTCTGGCTCCCAATTGCGCCTTGCGTGTCATCGATTTCCCACGCCGCCCTTGCTCTATTGGTTCTGGCTCTCATCTCCCGGAGCCAGATGCGGGCAGTTGGTTAATGGCGCGCTTTTGATAAAGCGAGTCGAGCAAGTTCTGGCGTTTCGCCGAAGCCGGAAATTGACGCTTGAAGATCGATGAAGTCCGGATAGACAGCGCAGAACATATTTCCATCTTTGAACACACGACTATCTGGACCGCCGTGGGCAACACACGCCAGACCCGGCACGTATCCGGTGTACTTTCCGTCATCGCGCCATTCAAAACCGTCCCATCGACGATGCGTTTTCATTTCTGGACGGAATCCATAAGCAGGCCTGTCGCAGAAGCCCGCCGGACAGCCTCCACTGAACATCGGAACGGAGCAGCAGCCGTCACCTAATTCGTTTAACTCTTTGTGACAACTAGATAGGTAGGCCATTTCTCTCTCCTGTGGTTAATCGTTATTAGTTCGCTTGCAATTCAACTTCGCGGTCGTGCTTTTCAGTAGCCAGTTGATCAATAATTTCCTCGCGGCTAATCGCGCAGACATATTCAAACCAGTAGTCGTATGCAATCAGCTTCATTGCCGCTGCCGCTGCGACATGCTCACCATTCATCAGCAACGCATGAGCCTTGTTCAATTGCTCGTCAGTTGCTTCGTTGATGGCTTCCCAAAAATTGCTACGTTCGAGCGGTGCATATTTAAGGTCGGTATTGAGAACATGTTTTGCATGCTCACGAAGGCGCGCATCTTCTTGCTCGGTCAGGCCGGCGAATACGATGTTCATGCGATCACCAGGAAAAGAACGATTACGAACACCACGCCAAGGATCATTGCTTCAGCCAGTGCGATTGCGCGGCGCTCAGAGATCAGCGGCGCTTTGGTGGGGATGCGGTTGTGTCCGGTCATTTCGTTCTCCTGCTGTTTGTTATCCGATGTATGTATATTAGGCGCACCTAAATCAAAGGTCAATATTTATTTTAGGTGTGCCTAAATATATTTGCGTGTTCCGTTAGGTCGGCGTTGTTTAATTGCGCGAAAAAAAACCGCCGAAGCGGTTAGTTATATTTGGGTGATGTGATTAATTGTTAAGGCTTTTTAAAGCCTTCCGCCACTCCCAAGGCGGCACAGGCGCAACATCTGCCCATAGGCCCAAGCCGGTCAGCTTGGCCGCTTTCTGCAAGGAAGGTAGATAAGGGTCTTTGTTGTACTTAGGATACACCCAAGCCATCCCTAACCGAACCTGAGACTTATTAACATTCACGCCGTCGCAATACACTGTGGCTACTTTGCGTTTGTACTTATCGATAGCCTGGACAACGTAGTCAGCTTCCTTCTCCCAACATAGCTTGGAGAGGGATTGCTTAGACCTTTGGCCGAATGGTTGTTTTTTCTCTGGCGCATCTATGTCGGCTAGCCTGATTTTTACCGGTTTCTGATCAACCAGTAGAGTTAATGTGTCGCCGTCAGCTATGCCTATTACTTGGTGGGCATGGGCGGGGAGCGAAGACCAAACCAGCAAGACAATTGCGCCTATGCTTCGAAACATCATATTCTTTCATTGTCTCGATTATTTTTCTGCTTAGGCGGCTTTGCGGTAGGTCGCGTGCGAACCGCCTCAATCGCGGCTGTTGCGCCTACAGTTTGAAATCTATAAACCTGAAAGTCTCCGTTTGCCATTGGTAATGCAAAGCCAATCTCGCCGCCGCTTTGGTAGGCTGCTACGGCTGAATTCTGCTCTATCATCGCAATAACCTGACTCGTCCCAATCGTGACGCACTTACCAGTCATTGGAAACGAACCAAGTGGTGAGTTGATCATAAATGGGTAAATTTCATTTTCTTCGCAAGTTACATCTGTAGCTAAATAGGCGTCGCATACTTCATTTGATAAGTTGCAAACGTATCCAGCCGCCGCTCCAGAGCTGTTAGTTATTTTGGCAATTTGGTACCCACTGAGACTGTAATCGGTTGCCCACATCGCTTGCTGTGCATGTGCGGTTGAAGCAAAAAAACTTAGTAGCATTATTATTTTTTTCATATTATTCCCCTTTAAAACGTTACAAATCACCTTAGAAAAATTCACACACAGCAATCGATCTTCCTTTTATACTGGATGCCCAAACAGTGTTCCTGCGTTCCCCAAAACTCCGAAGAGAGTCGAACCACGAAAGGCGACTGTTGTTTATTCAGACATTAGGAGAGTCCATGTTTAAGCAACAAGAAATCCAACTAATAGCGGCATTCAATAGCATGAGCGATTTAGATCGAATAATGCTTCTTGGCTTGGCGCAGTCGCGGGCCGAGGCGCAAAGGAAAAAACGACCTCAATTAGCCCTTGTTTACAACCTTCTTCCACCTAGCACCGGTAGCCTTCTCCGCATTGCGAGCTGAATCAAGAATAAAGGATTTGCCGTCAGTGCTAGATTGTTGAAATAAGGCGAGCAGCTCAATATAGTCATCTGCGCTGGCTGACCCCTCATTCGATGAAGGGCTTTCTTTAGCGACGAGACTTAGGGCGCGCTTACTTACATCTAATTTTCCGCTTCCGTTTAAAAGCCACTCAGCAGTTATTCCCAAAACCTCACAGACTTTTGTGAGGTTGTTCCCCTTCATCTCTGCTATGCCGCCGTCCTGAAACGGCTTTTCCCAGTCAGTAACCGTGGGCGCACTGACGCTGACCGCCGCTGCGAATTCAGTTTTACTCAGGTTGCGATTTAGTCTCGCCTCCGTGAGTCGTTGTTTCCATGTCTGTTTCATTAGGCAATCCTAACTATATTTGTGTTAGCCATGCCTAAAAGTGCTTGCCTTATGAATTAGGTGCGCCTAAAATAAAGCGCATGGATAAAGAACTCACAGCCGACGAAATCATTGACGCGCTTGGCGGCACGTCTGAAACAGCTCGCTTTTTTGGCATCAAGCCACCGTCAGTTTCTGAGTGGCGGAAAAACGGGATTCCTGCGGTTCAACTTCGTTTTCTAAAGCTTGCGCGCCCAGAGATATTCGCCAGCCGCAAGCCCCGCAAAGCAGTAGCTGCATAAGGCAAACCAAAGGCCAAAGAGCCTTTTGCCAGATTGTCGAGAGAGAAGTTATTAACCATGAACACAGATTAATTGATCGGGAGAAGAAGGTCATGAAGAACGAGCTACACAAGACATGGATCGGAATTGTTCGCGAGCATGTGATCGCATGGCGCAAGGCTGAGGGATGGAGCCGCGAAACTGTAACGCAGGTCATCGTTGAAATGCATGGCTTGGTTGGCGGCGTGACCGGGATCGTGTTCGAGAAGAACCCAAGTGATCCATTCACCGAGCGTGAGACAAATGCGCAACGCCTGTTCCGTTGGCTAGATGACGAATCTAAAAGCACGAATCTCCTCCCTATGTGCATGACTCCGTCGATTCTCCTGGCAATGCCGATGGAGCGCCGCTTTGCCTGCGCATCCGAACTGATGGTGTCTGTCGGTCTAGGCGCATGCCCGCCATCTGACGCAGAAGAGGGGGAGTTAAGTTTATATGACGTATTCGCTACTCAGCGCGACGATTTGGATGCCAATCAAGCAGTCCTTGCAGCTGTACAGGATCCAACTCCTGAGAATCTCGAAATCGCTGATCGCAAGCTGTTGCGTGCTCAGAAGCGCAAAGAGCGTCTGCAAAAGATGATCGCGTTTGCACGTAAGGTCGGCGGCGTACTTGGTCGATTTACTCATCCCAAGAAGGAGGCGGCATGAAACTTCCAGCACAAGGAACACGTGGTCGTGTAGTAGTCGAGTATTTGGCTCAGCGCGATCATGCTCAGATTGAAGCCATCGTCTCTGATCTGGCCGAGCAGCTACCACGTAAAGCAATTCGCGCTGCGGTTGCTGAAATGTACGATCGCGGCGTAGTGGTCAATCTCTCCACGCAAGAACTCTCCGAAGAGCGCCGCACGAAGTTCAGCGATGTTGTTGCGCTGTCTGAAGCAGCTCGTGATGACCTGGAAGATGAGGAAATGTCCGTATCTGCTTCCAAGCGTGCTGCATCTATCGTCCCGCCTCGCGTAGTCAACGTACTCCAATCGCCCGAGCTATCCCCAAGCCTCTATCTCAACACCAAAGGTACGAGAGAAGGATCGGATTGGTCGCAATTTAAGTCGAGGCAGCTATGAGTAAAGTGCACTTCTCATCTGCTACGCCTGAATGGTACACGCCACAATCCACATTCGATGTTTTGAATGCTGAGTTTGGCTTCACGCTAGATCCTTGTTGCACGCACGAAAACGCAAAGTGCGATCGGCATTTCACTATGGCCGAAAACGGATTGTCGCAAGACTGGAGCAATGAAGTCACCTTTATGAACCCACCATATGGTCGCGAGATTAAAGAATGGATGCGCAAGGCTTATGAGTCGTCACTGAGCGGCGCAACGGTTGTTTGTCTAGTTCCAGCGCGTACTGATACGGCTTGGTGGCATGACTACTCAATCAAAGGCGAAATTCGCTTCCTTCGAGGTCGTCTGAAGTTTGGTGGGGCTAAAACGAATGCGCCGTTCCCATCTGCAATTGTCATCTTTAGACCGTTGCCAATCAAAGAACTAGCCTGATCCAACAAGGAGCCAGACCATGAAAACAAATGTCGCAGCAACATCGATAGCCGCGTTGCATTCGTTCGATGCTTCTACCTTGCAAGCCAAGGAGCATGAAGTGATGACGTTGTTCTTGTGGCCGATTCTGTATCAAGGCGGGAAAGAAGAAATGACACGTGAACAGATTGCAGAAGCACTTGGCTGGAAAGAATCGGCGGTGTGCGGTCGCGTCAATTCATTGGTCGATAAAGGTTGGTTGCAAGAAAAGGCTGGCGGTATCACGCGTTCTGGCCGCTCTGCAATGCTGGTTCATCTGCCGGTGTTTGAGCAATGAACTGCCACTTCGTCCTACGCGACAACCACATCAAGCAACGCGCTCAGCACGCCATCCTGCAAGCTCCCGAGGGCTATGTCTGCACGATCAAGCCAGCAACTCGCTCACTTGAGCAGAATGCTTTGCTGTGGAGCCTTCTCTCTCAAATTAGCGATCAAGTTGTCTGGCATGGCCGAAAGCTGACTCCTGAAAGTTGGAAGCATGTTTTCTCAAGTGGCTTAAAAGGACAACAAGTCGTACCAGGTCTTGAGCCAGGCACTTACGTGGTGTGCGGGATTTCTACGAGCCGCATGAGTAAATCAGATCTATCTGATCTTGTTGAGCTTATCCATTCTTTTGGCGCGTCACATGGAGTTACCTTTAATGAATAGCACTGAGATTTGGAAAATGATTCCAGGATATGGCGACTACTACGAAGCCTCTAGTCTTGGTCGCATTCGGTCTATAGATCGACGGGTAAATGGATTTAGCGCGCGGGGGAATAGGCCGGTAAAAATTCGCCGCTCTGAGCATTTGATTTCACAAAGCATCCGTCATGGCTATCCATACGTTAATTTGTACTGGGATGGAAAAGAAAAACATGAGCAGGTGCATACATTAGTCCTGCTGGCTTTTGTTGGCGCTCGTCCTGATGGTATGCAGGCTTGTCATAACAATGGCATCCGAAAAGACAACCGGCCAGAAAATCTGCGTTGGGATACTTTCAAATCAAACCAAGAAGATATAGACGCGCATGGCAATAGACCAAAGGGTGGTGACGTTGGAACAGCTAAGTTAAGTGAAGAAGCTGCTCTTGAAATACTTAGCGGTTCTATCGGCCCAGCTGCAGCAGTCAGAAAGTTTGGGATAGGTCGCACCCAGTATTACCGGATTCGCAATGGAAAGTCATGGCAGCACCTAAACGTTAATGCATTCGGTGCGCAGCATGGGGTGGAGTTCGCATGAAGGTTCTAGTTGCCTGCGAATACAGCGGAACTGTCCGTGACGCTTTCATTCGTGCCGGCCACGATGCCATGTCTTGCGACCTGCTGCCGACCGATGTACCTGGGCCGCACTACCAAGGCGATGTTCGTGATGTTCTGTATGACGGCTGGGACATGATGATAGCTCATCCTGAATGCACCAGATTGACCAATGCTGGCGTGCGCTGGCTGAAGGTACCGCCACCGGGCAAAACTCTTGCGCAGATGTGGGCAGATTTATTCGCTGGTGCAGAGTTTTACAAGTTGTTACGCGATGCGCCTATCCCGCGAAAAGCGATTGAAAACCCAATCATGCATTGCCACGCACGCGAAATCATCAAGCCATTGAATCGCCAGATCGTTCAACCGTGGTGGTTTGGTGAGGAAGCATTCAAGGCAACCGGCTTTGAACTGGTTGGTTTGCCTGAATTAGTAGCAACCAATAAATTGACGCCGCCTAAATCTGGCACAGACGAACACAAAGCATGGTCAGCGATTCACCGCGCTTCACCTGGCCCATTACGCTGGAAGTTTCGTAGCACGACATTCAAAGGCATTGCCGACGCTATGGCCGCTCAATGGGGCGCTGCATGATCCGCTCCAAGCTATCCAACCCAAAGCAGAAGAGACTGCGCAAGTGCAAGGTATGCCGCGTCAATCCTGTTGCGAATCAGATGGCATCAGTTTGCGGCTTTGAGTGTTCATTGAAGAAGGTGGAGATGGATAACTTGAAGAAGGCAGCTAAGCGGGAGCAGGAAGAACGTGCAGCACACCGAGTCAGGAAGATAGCAGCAAAGCGGCATGGTGAGTGGGAAGAGGATTTACAGAGGTTGGTGAACAAGTTTGTAAAGATCCGTGATGTTGACGACCCTTGTATTTCCTGCGGCACTTGGACAACGGTTAGATGGGAAGCAGGGCATTACATCAGCAGAGGCGCGAACAATACCCTCCGCTTTGAATTGGACAACATCCACAAGCAGTGTCACCGCTGCAATGTCCAATTAAGCAGTAATGCAGTGATGTACCGGATTGGATTGGTAAAGAAGATAGGCATAGAGCGTGTGGAGCGGCTAGAGAGCTTTCACAAAGCTAAGAAGATCAGCATTCCAGAGTTGCAAGAAGAGATCGCCCGCTACAAGGGCTTGATTAAGTTGGCAGATAAAGAGGTGGCGTGATGGCCAGAGCAAGAAATATAAAACCTGGTTTCTTTCTGAACGAAGAATTAGTAGAGTTGCCGTTTGTCACGCGCCTACTGTTCATTGGTCTTTGGACATTGGCAGACCGCGAAGGTCGCCTAGAGGACAAGCCTAAGCGCATCAAAATGAACCTGTTCCCAGCTGATGACGTGAACGTTGATGAATGCCTTGAGCAGTTGCAAAAGGGCGGCTTTCTGCTGCGGTACGAGCATGAGGGCGAGCGCTTTATACAGGTGCTTGCATTTGCGAAACACCAGAACCCGCACAGAGATGAAAAGTCATCTTCCATACCAGCACCATGTGAGCACGGTGCAAATACTGTGCAAGAACCGTCTAAAAATGATGTCAATCGGGCTGATTCTCTGATTCCTGATTCCCTCATCTCTGATTCCGGATTGCTTGGTGAATGCGCCGAGCCGCAAAGCGTCTCAACGCAGGCATTCATGATGCCGTTGATTGGAGACAAGATGTTTCCAATCCCTGAAGCACAGATCGTGCAATGGGCAATTGCTTACCCAGCTGTAGACGTTTCGCGGCAGTTGTTCGCAATGCGTCAGTGGTGCGTCGCTAACCCGACTCAGAAGAAAACTGAACGCGGGATTCTTCGCTTCTGCAATTCGTGGCTCATGAAGAAGCAGGACAAGCCCAGAGCAAATGCTAGGGGATCGCCAAACGGGTATGAGTCGGTGAAGGACAGGGAGCGCAGGGAAACAATCGCAGGATTAACTGGAGGTGGAAATGAGCGATCTGAAGCAACAATCATCGACATCAACTGATTGGCCGGCGGGTGCAATTCCTGAGCGCTGGGTTAGGAGCCTATTCGAGAAGATGCTATTCACCTATGGATCTAAGTTTGCCGACCAGTGGAAGGGAATAGATCCGGAAGGCTTGAAGCGTCACTGGGCTGCAGAACTAGGCGCATTTAGCCCTGATGAATTGAAGGCAGGTGTGGCGAAGCTGAAAGACAGTGATTGGCCGCCTTCGCTTTCTCAGTTTCAGAAGATGTGCAAGATCGAGCGCCAGGAGCCAGCGCATGTCTTGGCTCTACCAGCGCCACGTAGCCAGAATGCCGACAAAGAAGCGAAGGAAATGATCAGTAAGCTGGGTGCTGATGAAATCCTTAAGCCGAAGACAGACCACAAGCTTTGGGCTAAGCGAATTGTGAAGAAATCAAAGCAACCATTGCACGGCCTGTCGGCTTTGCAAATTCGATTCGCCAAGGATGCATTGAATATGCAGGAACCAGCATGAAAACCTGCCTCGAATGCCAATCGCTCGATCTGGAGGCCAATCCAAGGCATGCAAAGGTTGGATACGGCCATTGCAAGCATACGCCTACGGGAGCATTCAACAGTTTTGACCATCCTATCTGCGAGCGATTCAAACAAGCGTCGGATGAGGTAGTAGCAGAGCGCATTGAGATTAATCGAAGTGTTTAACCACGAAGGAGAAATGAGATGGTTGGCAAATTGCTGAACATGCTGGAAACGTTCCGACATAGATACATATTCTGGATCGGTGGTTGGGAAATGAGCGGCGGGTGGGAGTTCTATTCCAAGAAATACGGATTTTGGAATTCGCCGTTCCCTTGCATGTTTCTCGGCTTCATAACGATTTATTCGTGGGGCTTTGACTTAAACCTATACAAGACTCGGCTGTGCGGTCAGTGGAATGGCCGCCGCCAGCTCTACGTATCGCCAGACGGTACGCCAAGCATGGCTACACACTGGATCATCGGGAAACGCCATTGAAAGCCAAATACAAACAGCGCAAGGATTACGAGCCGTTTGTGATTCCGTCAAGCGTGATCTACCGCCTTGCCTGCTGTGATTGCGGATTGGTGCATGACATGGTGTTTGTGAGTGAAGACGGAAAGCCAATCGGCGTAGCAGCAAAACGAAATAACCGCGCTACAGCGCAATGGCGCAGACACCATCACAAGTCAATTACTGTGATTAAAGGGAGGGATGGGGAATGATATTCACATCTGGCTGTTACGTGTTCATTCTTGGGATTGCCATTCATGAGGCATTTGTAAATAAATGGCCAGTTCGCGGAGCAAAGACGTTTTCTGAAATGCTTGGCGTTATTGGAGTTCTATTAATATTCGGCGCATTGATCGGTTCTGCTGTCGAGTAATCAACCAAGGAGCCACCCATGTACTCATTACTAGCACTAATAGCAATAGTAGTGATAACGAACAGGTTTTGCGCATGGCTGGACGAGTTTATTGATGCAATGGATGAAGTGGAGAGGTTGTGATGATTGAGTTAATGCTGATGATATATGCGATTTTCTTGATTTTTGGAGTCATAGGCTTGATTGCCATGCCAGTAGTAATTGCATCATTAAACCGACAAATGGAAGCTCAGATTCCTCCGCCTCTGACATTTGATGAAATTGGGGATAGGCCATGATACGAGACATAGACGAAGCCGAAGCACTCCTGCTCAAATGGGCAGAGTCAATGCGCCATGGTGGTATGCCCGTAGAGGGCTATCCAGAGAAGGCGCTGGGATTCATTGAGAGCTGGCGCAAGGACTTCGACGACCACTGCGATGAGGCTGATACCTACGAGGTCAGCAAGATCCAGAGTGCGATCGACAGCCTGACAGCGCCTCACAACCGGATCATCCACAAGGTACACAAGATTAGCCACATGGTATGGAGCTTCCCTGATGAGGCAGCTTTATACCTTGCGGCTAAGGAAGCGTTCCGTGTGCGGTACTTTTTTGCTACAGTGTGAAATATGGATAAAATTAACCCTAATCTGTCGGCATTGAATAATCCTTCTTCCGAAGAGCTTGAGATAATGAAGGAAAATAACGCAATTGGGCAGGCTGCGTCTTGTTTTTGGAATTGGAAATATAACCAGGATTTAGGAGTTATGAAGTCAGCCTTGAGCCAGCAAATTCACCTTAATCGCTTCTTCTCTAAATAATTGTTGCGAAAACACACAAAGGGCTTGTAAACCCGCAACTCATTTGCTATATTTTGGTTGCACCCCCGCGCCTACAGAAAATGTAACGCGGGGTTTTGCATTTATAAGAGCCGCTTTCTTTAACTGGATGGCGGCTTTTTGAATTTGTGCTTCGGCACATAACCATGCCCCTGCTTGGGGTAGAAGGAAGCTATATGAAAATCGAATACAAAGTCCGCAAGGTTACTAAATTTATCGTCACCCGCTTCGAGGAAAATGACTCAGGCACAGCTGGCAGCTCGACGCAGCACGGCGAATTCGACAATGAAGAGATCGCGATGGCTGTGGGTGGCGCATTGGCTAAAGCCGATCAAGACAGATTGAACATTCCTCAGGGTGACACTCGAATCATGTTTCCATCGCCAAGCGGAATGTTAGGTAACCACTAACAATTTCTCCTCACGTGTCTCTCCCACGTGTTCCTGGCCGCCAGCTTGATTGCTTGAGCGGCCTTTTTTATTCGCAGCAACTATTCCTTAGATAGGGCTACCCCTAAAGAGGCGATCAAATGAAGTTATCTAAAGTGGACGCGTTTAGACCAGATCATGGCTAAGGGCGCTAAAACAGGCGGTAGGCAGCCAGGAACGCCTAACAAGGCAACGAAAGAGTTCAGAGATACCGTAAGCAACCTATTGAGCAACAACGCTGAGAACGTCGCATTGTGGCTTGAGCAAGTGGCGAATGGTGTGGGTGATGCTAAGCCTGATCCTGGCAAAGCGCTCGACCTGATGGCAAAGCTTGCTGAGTTTGCCGCGCCTAAACTGGCTCGCACGGAGGTAGTTGGCGAAGATGGTGGCGCGGTTAAGCACGAGTTCAAGTGGGTTGAGTAGTGGTCACAAAGACCATTGTTATTCCCTACAAGCCTCGTGGTGCTTTTCTAGAATTACACAACAGGCGGCAGCGGTGGGCGGTAGTGGTTGCTCATCGGCGCGCAGGTAAGACGGTTGCATGTGTCAATGAATTGATTAAAGCGGCGCTCACATTCCACGGGAATGATGGGCGCTTTGCTTATGTAGCTCCGTTTTATCGTCAGGCCAAGTCAGTTGCTTGGGATTACGTGAAGCGGTTCAGCGCTGTCATACCGGGGATAAGCATCAATGAAAGTGAATTGCGCATTGATTATCCAAATGGTTCTCGTATTCAATTGTTTGGCGCTGATAACGCTGACGCTCTACGTGGTTTGTTCTTCGATGGGGTGGTCGCAGATGAATACGGTGATTGGAAGCCTAGTGTTTGGGGCTATGTCATTCGCCCTGCCTTGGCCGACCGGGGAGGATGGGCGGTTATTATCGGAACGCCTAAAGGCCGCAATCAGTTCTGGGAAATCTACCAACACGCCGGAGTAAATGAAGACTGGCTATGCCTGACTATTCGGGCGAGCGAGTCTGGTTTATTGCCACCCAAAGAGATCGAAGCGCTTCAGCTTGAATTGACTGAGGATGCTTGGCGGCAGGAAATGGAGTGCGACTTTGACGCTGCACTGCCTGGCGCGATCTTCGGCAAGGAAATTTGGCAGGCTGAGCAAGATGGTCGCGTCAAGGATGATTTATACGATCCTGAGCTGAAAGTACACGCTGTACTCGATCTTGGCTTTACTGATGACACAGCAATCTGGTGGTTTCAGGTCGGCAAAGAACTGCGGATCATCGATTGCTACTCAACGCACGGCATGCCGATAGCGCATTACAACGATGTGCTGCATGCCAAGAATTACAAATATGGCGACTGGTTATGGCTGCCGCACGATGCTCGGGCCAAATCGCTTCAGACTGGCCGCAGCATCGAAGAACAGTTCCGGTCGCTGGGATGGAAGCCACGCATTACGCCTGAGTTAGGGCTGATAGATGGTATCCAGGCGGCACGTTTGACGCTGGCCGAGTGCTACATCGATACGAAGTGCGGCGAAGGATTGGACGCGCTGAAGCAATATCAGCGTGAGTATGACGAAGACAAGAAATGTTTCCGCGATAAACCTAGGCACGACTGGACATCTCACTACGCAGATGCGTTCCGTTATGCCTGTTTGGTATGGCGCGAGGAAATGAAGCCTAAAGAGCAGCCGGCCATTCGCTGGCCGCAAGACAGAACAATCTCAGAAATCATAGCGCGGCAAACACGCCGCAGGGTAGAAGGAGAATAAATGCAACAGACATTTATGAGTTACGGCAGCGCACAAGCTGTCACACCATCAGATTCTACAGCGATCAATTGTCGTGCGATTTATGTTGGTGGTGCCGGTGACGTTGCGCTTAAAACATCGCCAACCGCTACTGTCGTCACATTCAAGGCTCCACCAGTAGGAACAATCTTGCCTGTGATGATAGACGGTGGCGCAATTATGGCAGCTACCACCGCAACACTACTGATCGCGCTTGCCTAAATGGCTGATCCAACCGCAAACAGCATCGAGAAGCCTAGTGATCTAGGAAAATCGCCAGAGGCTATCAAACGCCGATGGGTGCTGGAGCTGAAACTCGCTGATAAGCGTGAGTCTGACTGGCGCAAGAAGGTCACGGACATCTATAAGCAGTACACGCCGTTGAGCCCAGCTGCGAACTCGTTCAATATCCTTTGGACGAATACGGAAACATTGCGCCAATCGGTATACAACTCGTTGCCTCAGCCGGACGTGCGTCGTCGCTATCAAGATGATGACCCGTTGGGCAAGAATGTCAGCGAGGTTATGACCCGTGCGCTTGAGTTCTCTCAAGACACATATGACTTTGACGCAGTGCTGAAGGGCGACGTGCTGGCAATGTTGCTGGCCGGACGCGCTGTTTCCCGCGCTCGCTACATTCCGGACATACGTCAGGTTGGCGCAAAAGAGTCGGCTGAGCCACAAGATCAAGAGCTGCAGGAGTCCGAGGCTGACCAATACGAGGAAATCGCTTGGGAGCAAACGGTTTGTGAGCGCGTCCAGTGGGACGATTTCCGCATTCTAGGCGCTGCCAAGACATGGGACGAAGTGTGCGCCATCGCGTTTAAGCACCGCTTTACACGTGAAGACTGCATTGAAAAGTTCGGCAAAGATGTCGGTAAAGCGATCACGCTGGACAATGTTGACGATGAAGACGTAAAGCAATCCGATACTACGGCTGACTTGTTCAAGACTGCCGAGATTTGGGAAATCTGGAATAAGGATGACAAGGAGGTAATCTGGATCTGCAAGACGTATTCAAAGCCGTGCAAGATCCAGGATGATCCATTGCAACTGTCCGGCTTCTTCCCGATTCCGCGTCCACTTTATGCGATCGAGAATGATCAAAGCTTGATTCCGGCTGCGCTTTATACGCAGTATGAGCAGCAAGCCAAAGAATTGAACCGTATTAGCATCCGCATCAACAAGCTTATCGAGGCATTGAAAGTGCGCGGCATCTACGATTCGACGTTGAGCGAGTTGTCTGAGTTGATGAAAGCTGCGGATAACGAACTGATCCCGGCTCAAAACGTTGCTGCGATCGCTGAACGTGCTGGGCTCGACAAGGCTATCTTTATGATGCCAATCGAGACTATAGCTGCAGTTATCAAGTATCTGTACGAGCAGCGCGACCAGACAAAGCAGGTGATTTACGAGATTACGGGTATCGCCGACATCATGCGCGGCGCTACAGATGCGCGTGAAACGATGGGCGCGCAGCAAATCAAGACCCAATGGGGTACGCAACGCTTGCAACGTATGCAGCGAGAAGTGCAGCGCTATATCCGTGACTTGATTCGTTTGAAGGCTGAGATTATCTCCGAGAAGTTCCAGATGGAAACACTGGAGAAGATGACCTTGGTAATGTTGCCGCATCAAGCCGAGCTTGACCAGCAAAAACAACAGTTAACCATGCAATATCAGCAAGCACAGGCTATGGCGGCACAAAAAGGACAGCAACCGCCTCCGCCACCACCTGAGCTGCAGCAGCCGATGCCAATCTCGTGGGAAGCTGTAATGCAGGCCATGCGTGACGATGCGACACGCACATTCCGTGTTGACATCGAGACTGATAGCACCTTGTCGGCTACGCAAGATAGCGACATGGAAGGCTTGCAGAAAGTCTTGGCAGGGTTGGCTCAGTTGATGCAGGCATACGGCCCAGCAATCGAAAAAGGCGCAATGGACATCGACATGCTCAAGGAATTGATGCTGGTTGTCTGCCGCCGCGCCAAGATGGGTACTGCTGTTGAAGATGTGATTGCCAAGATGAAGCAGCCGCCTCCTCCAACTGATCCAGAGGCAGGCAAGGCGCAAGCACAGCAAGCCATCGAGCAAGCCAAGGCCCAGGCCACCATGCAGCTGGAGCAAATGAAGGCGCAATTGGCTAATCAGCAAGCGGAACGTGAGTTGCAGCTGGAGCAACGACGTGCACAGCTTGAGGCTGAGGTTGAGCAATCTAGACAAGAGAGCCAAGCGCAGCAAAATGCCCACCAGAACATGCTGGAGCAGCAACGGGCCGAATCTCAGGCGCAGATGGAAGCCCAGCTTGAGCAGCAGCGCCAGGATAGCTCGATGGTGATTGAGTCCATGAAGCTGGAGTTCAACCGCTGGAAGGCTGAATTGGACGCCGCAGTCAAGATTGAAGTGGCGAACATTGGCAGCAAAGCGAAGTTGCAAGATGCTGCGACAGATACATCTACCGCTGAGATCAGCCGCGAGGTGCAGTGATGAAGCCCACCTTTGATGAATGGTTTAAGAACAAGCATGGTTCTTCATTCGATGATATTCACAAGCAGAATGGCTGCTTGATTGCTGAATATATGTTCGAATTGTCAAAAGCAATGCGGCAATACGTCAGTGAAATGGTGCAGTGATGCCAATCTACGAAGCAGTCTGCCTGAAGTGTGGCAAGTATCACGACTACATACGTTCGGTATCGCAATGCATGGACACGCCTGAATGCTGTGGGCAAAAGACTGACAAGCGCATTCTGTCCAAGCCGATGGCTCGCATGGACATGCAGCCTTGGGATGCCTACGAATCACCAGCAACAGGTCGTGTCATTACTTCCTACGCCGAGCGCCGAGAAGACATGAAAGCTGCCGGTTGCCGCGATTGGGAAGGCATGGAGTCTGAAAAGCACAATGCTACGCGGCAAAAGCAGTACCAAGAAGCGGAAGAAGACAAACAATTGGATAGCGCAGTGCGTCAAGCATGGGCAAATCTCTCACCAAGCAAGAAGGCACAAGCCCTTGCTGAAGCATCGTAAGGAGCAATCATGGCATTTACCGAAGCATCTTTGATGGCGCAGGTTGACGCAAACGCCGATGGCCGCGAGATCACGCTGGTTTCGTATCTTCCTGGCCCAACCATTACTTCCGTCTATGCAGTTGGCGTTGTCGCTCCATATGCGGGCCGTAGCCGATGGGTCGATCTCACATCAAGTAACACGGCGGCTCAGGCTGCCACGCAATTACAGAATGCATTGACGGCATAACCGTCAAAACTCAACTAAGCACCTCTCGGGGTGCTTTTTTTACGTCTGGAGCTTTATAAATGGCTATCGAAAACCAAGGAGCTACCTCCGAAGTTGAAGAGCAAGTAACCGAACAACCACAATCGATGGATGACACCATCCGCGACACGCTCCGTGAACTAGAGGCGCGTGGAACCGTACCAGAAGTACCGGATGAAGTGATTCCGGATGCGCCAGATGACACGGCGCAACGCACACGCGATGAGAAGGGTAAGTTTGCAGCCAAAGCTGCGGATGCTACCACTGGACAAGCTTCCGCACCTGTAGATCAGGCTGTAACAGCAGAGCCAGTTAGCCAAGCGCCGAATACATGGCGCAAAGAAGCGGCGGCCGTGTGGCCTACGTTGCCACCGGAAGCCCGTGCAGAGATTGAAAAGCGCGAAGCTGATGTGCATCGCGGGATTGAACAGTACAAAGTAGCTGCGCAGTTTGCGCAGACGGTCGAAAAAGCAATTTCGCCCTATATGCAGACTATCCAGCAGCTTGGCATTACGCCAGATGTCGCTATTGGCGAACTCATGGCAGCAGATCACAAATTGCGTTACGGACAGCCGGCAGAGAAGCACGCTTACTTTGCGCAATTGGCGCAGACCTACGGCATTGATCTCGGCGCAGTGACGCAGCACCAACAAGAACAGCCACGAGTTGACCCAGCAGTAATGGCTTTGCAACAGACAGTTCAGAGCTTGGTCAGCAAGATCCAGACACAAGAATCATCGGTTCAGCAACAGGCACAGGAATCGCTCAACAGCGAGATCCAGTCGTTTGCGGCTGACCCAAACCATAGTCATTTCGAGACCGTCAAGCCACACATGATCGCGCTACTACAAGCAGGTCAGGCCAAAGACTTATCGGATGCCTATGAGCAAGCCGTCTACGCCAATCCAACCACTCGCGCATCAATGCTCCAACAGCAGGTGAATGCACGTCTGGAGGAATCAACGAAGAAGGCACAAGCGGCCAAGACAGCGGCAAGCGTGAATACACGAACCCGTCCGTCAATGGCTGTTTCCGAGCCCATAGGTTCTATGGACGACACCATCCGAGCGACTCTGCGCAGATTGCAGGGCTCTTAATCTAATCAAGGAGTAACAAATGGCATCTCCAGGCCAAGGTTACGCTGCTGGTAACTTCGGTGTGTTTTCGGAATTGGTAACAACCACTTTCCGCAACCACTCGAAAGAAGTCGCAGATAACGTAACAAAACACAATGCACTCTATCGCAAAATGTCTGATGGCGGCAAAGTCCGTCTTGAAGATGGCGGTCTGAGCATCGTTCAACCTCTCGAGTACGCCAACAACTCGACATACCAGCGCTATTCCGGCTATGACGTTCTGAATATCGCAGCCGTGGACGTTCTGTCCGCTGCTGAATATCCATGGCGTCAAGTCGCAGTCAATCTGGCTGTGTCCGGCTTGGAAATGCGTACCAACAGTGGCGAGAACCGCATTATCAACTTCGTGAAAGCGAAAGTGAAAAATGCGCAACACTCGTTCGCTAACGGTCTGTCCACCGATCTGTACTCTGACGGCACTGCCGCCAACCAGATCAACGGCCTGCAGGCACTGGTAGCTGATACTGGTACTGGCACTGTCGGCGGTATCAACAGCGGTACTTACGGCTTCTGGCAAAACGTTGTGCAATCGGCTGCGGCCCCATTGCAAGGCGGCTCGGCCATTACCGTATCGCCAACCACCATCGAATCGCTGATGCTCCCATTGTGGATCAAGCTGACTCGCGGCATGGATATGCCTAACCTGATTGTCATGTCTGATGACTACTTCACGTTCTACGAGCAATCGCAGACATCGCTGAAGCGTTATGCACCTGAAGACTCGGGCAAAGGCGGCATGTTGGCGATGAAGTACAAATCTGCTGATGTCTTCTTCGACTCGTCTGGTGGCATCCCATCCGCACACGCCTACTTCCTCAACACCAACTACATTGATCTGGTTGTCCATAAAGACGCCAACATCACTATGTTGGATGACGTGGAATCGATCAATCAAGATGCGCTGGTGAAAACCATCATCTGGCAAGGCAACTTGGCGTTGAGCAATCGCTCACTCCAAGGCGTCATGAAAGCTTAAGGAGCCAACATGTTTGCTGCTATTTCTCCAACCCTCGGCACCCAACCGTTTAACGATTGGTTCGTACCGGACACCACCCAGCGTCAGCCTTTGGGCATGCAGGTAACTGCAGTTGACCCATTCTGGGGCGCTGGCAAGTTCATGTACGTTGCCTCCAATGCGGCGATCCTCAAAGGTTCGGTTGTAATGTGGGACGAAACCTTTACGGCTTCGCTTTTGCCTTCGACCGTTACCCAAGGCTTCTGCTTCGGTATCGCAATGGCCCCAATCCCTTCCGGCTCGTTCGGCTGGGTTCAACTGGAAGGCTGCGCTGTCTACAAGACAAACGCGACCGTTGCAGCTGATGGTGTCCTGGCGATTGCTGCTGCAGGCATCTTGGGCGCTACTGCAACAGGCAAGCAAGTCATCGGCATCCGTAACCGTATCTCGGCTACTGGCACAAAGACTTTCACTGCCAATACCCAAAGCGGTTCCAACAAGCTGTTTTGCCCAGCCGGCTACGACGGCGCTTTCTTGGGCATGGCGTTGACTGGTACTGGCGTGGGTGCAAGTGCGGTTGTGGCTGCCCTGGATCCGGATGGCAAAACCATCTATGCAGGTACGGCCATCGGCACAGCTTCGGGTGCGAACTCGACGGCAACCGGCCAAATTACACTGACCGGCACCTATACAGGCTACGGCTCTGGCGTGATTAACAACCCAACCTGCATGCAGATCGTTACCTAAGACAAGTCATCGTCTCCTAAGCGCCCTCTTCGGAGGGCGTTTTTCATTGTAGTCACACGACTGCAACGCAAAGCGCTACCGCTTACTACCAAGGAGATTCAAAAATGTCACAAGACCCACTCTCGAGAATTCCATATTTCCTGTTTCAGGATCGTGAACATGGCATCGACGCTGAAGCAACAGCAAAGCTCGGCTATGACGTGCCGAAGATGGTCACGTTCATCTTGATTGCGCCGCACGGCCACAAGGGCGATCCGATGGAATTCATCGCTGACGAGTTCATTGAGCGCAAGAAGCGTGAAGCGTTTGAAGGCCGTTACGACCAATCGTGGGTCACTGGCTTTAAAGAAGGCTTGGCAGCTCATCGGGAAGGAAAAGAATTGCCACGCAATGGCACTCCGCTGATCAATTGGGAGCGAACCACTAAATCGCGCCGTGAACAGCTTTCCAAACGCTTTCCGACTGTCGAGGACTTGGCCGCCGTGCCTGATTCGTCGCTTGGTGACATTGGTTTGGATGGCCGCGTATTGCGTGATCTGGCGCGTGGCGACATCCAGGCGAAGAAAGACCTCTCCCCGGTAGTCAAGGAATTGGCTGAGGAAAAAGAGAAAACTCGCCGCTTGGAAGAGCAGATGGCAACGATTTTGGCGCGACTCGACGCAGCAGAAGCAAGTACGCCAAAGCGTAAGCGTAAGCGCGAAGCAGAAGCAGCTTAAAACTAGGAAACCGATATGGCTTTGTCATGCTTGGCGATTATTAAAACAGTATGCCGCCGTATCGGTATTCTTGCGCCCAATGCGGCGGTAGGTTCGACTGATCCGCAGATTATCCAGTTATTGGCAATTTCTGAGGAAGAAGGCCAAGACCAAGCCGACCGCTATAACTGGCAATCGTTACAGACTGAGGCGATATTTACTACGGTAGCTACTCAGGTTCAAGGGCCATTGAGTACGATTGCCCCAAACTGTGACTACATTGTTAATAACACGATCTGGAACCGCACTTTGCGCCGCCCTGTATACGGGCCGAAGTCTGAGCAAGACTGGCAGCAAGTGGTGGCATTTCAGATTAATGGGCCATTTAATGCGTATCGCATTATCAATGACCAAATCAATTTCTATCCTGACCCCGTTGCAGGCCAAACCTGCGCATTTGAGTATATCTCGCGTAACTGGGTAAATACATCGGTAGCGGCTACATCGTCTGTTTGGACGAATGATGCAGACACGCCAAAAATCAGTGACCAGTTGATGATTCTTGGCACTGTCTGGCGCTGGAAGCAGGCCAAAGGGCTAGATTACGCAGAAGATTTCGCCAAGTATGAGCGGCGTATGGCGGACGCGATGGGACGTGATGGCAGTAAGCCAACGCTGAATTTGACCGGCCAGTCAATGTACGAGATTCAGCCTGTCGTCATGGTTCCTCGGGGTAATTGGTAATGAGGACACCGCAGCGCAGATTAACGCGCCAGCAGGTATCGCGCACATTATCAGTCTCAGCACCAGTAGCCGGCTGGAATGCACGTGATTCTTTAGCAGAAATGGGGCCGACAGATGCAGTAGGCATCGATAACTTCTTCTGCACACCGTATGACGTGATGGTGCGGTTCGGCTTTAGCCTATGGGCTACTGGTATCCCAGGCACTGTCAATACGGTTGCTTCGTACTCACCTCCAGTTGGCGGCATCAAGTTGTTTGCCGCGGCTGGGTCAAATGTGTATGACGCGACGAACCCAGGTGCAGTTGGCGCGCCGGTTATAACTGGGGCTACATCTGACAAATGGCAGCACGTCAATTTTGGAACCGCTGGTGGCAACTTCATGTATTTGGTGAATGGTTCTGATGCGCCGCAGTTGTTCAATGGAACGACATGGCAGGCAGTGACCGCTGTGAGTGCGCCAGTTTCGATCACTGGGGTGACGGCTAGCAACCTGATCAACGTCACAGCATTCAAGGCTCGCTTGTGGTTTATTGAGCGCAATTCCATGAAAGCATGGTATTTGCCAACATTGTCAGTCGGCGGTACGGCGGCATCGTTGGATTTGTCTAGCCTATTCACCAAGGGCGGCTATCTGATGTCGATGGGCAACTGGTCGCTTGATGCTGGTTACGGCATGGACGATTACGCAGTGTTCGTTACATCAGAAGGTCAGGTTGCTGTCTACAAGGGTACAGACCCGGCCAGCGCTACAACATGGGCTTTGATCGGCATCTATGACATCGGCTCTCCGATTGGTCGACGCTGTCTTATGAAGTATGCAGGTGACTTGACGTTGATTTGCAAAGACGGTCTCGCGCCACTTTCGAAATCGCTGATGTCGTCCAGGGTCAACTCTATGGAGATGTTGACAGACAAGATTCAGCATGTGGTTTCTGACTACACGACCTTGTATGCAGCCAATTTTGGTTGGGAGACAGCTCTATTCCCGCAAGAAAACATGCTTTTGGTGAATGTTCCGACTAGCCCGACTACTTCATACCAATTGGTCATGAATACGATTAGCGGTGCATGGTCACGGTTCATTGGCTGGAATGCATCATGTTTCGAGCTGCATGGCGATGAGCTCTTCTTTGGGTCAAGTGGCGGGGTGTGCAAAGCATGGGATACCCAGGCGGATAACGGCACAAATATCGACTTCGAAGCGCAGCAAAGCTTCAACTACTTTGGCGCAAGGAGTCAGCTAAAGCAGGTGAAAATGTTGCGCCCACTTATTTCGACGGATGGATCAAGCTCTGTATTGCTCGGCGTGAATACTGATTTTGATACGACCGCACCGACTGGCATTCCGACATTCTCACCTACAGCGGGCGCTGCCTGGGACATCTCTGTGTGGGATGGAATGGACACATGGAGCGGCGATCTGGCGATCAAGAAGGATTGGCAGACAGCTTTTGGCCTCGGATACTGCATCTCTGCCCATATCAAAGGAGCTGCCAAGAATTCCAAACTTCGCTGGGCAGCTACTGATTATTTGGTCGATGATGGCGGGGTTATTTGATGGGCTTGGTCGTCGGTTATGGCGTTGTGGAGTGGGTAGCCACAAGAACTGATGAGTATGGCAATTTTGGGTGCGCTACAGGAATCGGATGGGAGCGTGACGGCAAGTTAGTAGCCGGCGTTGCTTATAACGATTTCAACGGGGTCAATATGTGCACCCATATCGCCCTTGAAGGCGCAATGACGAAGAAGTTCCTTTGGGCGATTTTTGATTACCCATTCAACCAGGCAAAGGTCAATCGGATCACCGCCTTGGTGGGTGAGGGGAATGAAAAATCCCTCAATCTATGCAGGAAATTGGGTTTCACTGAAGAAGCACGACTAGACGGCGCTCATCCTACGGGCGACATGGTCATTTTAAAGATGTGGCGTAAGGATTGCCGCTGGCTAGGGATTAAACAATGAAACTATACGAAGACATTTATTGGGCTCCGACCAAGAAGCAGGGTGGCGGCTGGATCTGCTTTAAGGGTTCGCCTAGCCCTCCGCCTGCCCCGGATTATGCAGGTGCTGCCCAGCAGACTGCACAAGGTAATCTGGAAGCAGCCCGCGCTGCTGCCGAAGCAAACCGCGTCAATCAGGTTACGCCTTATGGAAACTTGACATATTCCCGTGATCCTAATGCGTCGACTCCGGATGGTGGCTGGACGGCTACACAAACTCTTTTGCCAGCACAGCAGGCGCTACTTGATCAACAAAACAAGACCAGTCTTGGCCTAGCTGGCTTAGCAGATCGTGGACTTGGCTACGTCGACCAAGCCTTGTCCAACAATATAACAGCCGCAGATTTGCCTGCCGATATGGTCAATGCAGGTCAGACTGGACAAGATGCATTGATGGCGAGATTCCAGCCACAAATGGAACAGAGTCGTAAAGCGCTTGATGCGCAATTGGCGAATCAGGGTATTACGCAAGGCTCGGAAGCCTATAACAACGCAATGCGCACACAGCAACAGGGCGAAAACGATCTGCGCTCCCAGGCAGCATTGAACGGTATTGCAGTAGGCCAGAATGCACAGAATCAGCAGTTGCAGGTCAAGACTGCACTGCAAAACCAGCCCGTCAACATGTTGAATGCCGTCCGTACTGGTTCGCAGGTAACGAATCCAACATTTACGAATACGCCTCAACAAGCTACCACGCAGGGCGCTGACTTACTTGGCGCTACGGCCGCGCAGGGCCAATATAACCAAGGCTTGTACAACGCTGGCGTTGGTTCTCAAAATTCCTTAACTGGCGCTCTTGGCGGATTGGGTGCAGCTGGCATAGCAGGCTTGTCAACAATGAAGATGGGCTTGTCAACAATGAAGATGTTCTGATGTACTCAAAATCAATTCTGGAAGCGGTAATAGCAACAAGGGATGGGATAGAGGCATCAAATTATTCTGATAGATCATTTGTAATCAGCTACTTGATATTTATGCAGCAGGTGATTACTGCTAGTGAAAGCCTGCTGGAAGAAGCCATAAAAGTATCGGATGGGGAGGTGAAGGATTATTTTCAAAGCCACCTAGAAGAAGAGCGCGGACATGAGAAATGGTTAGCCGATGACTTGATGACGGTTGGCATTGATGTAGCAAAGCTTCCATGTATCAGGCTAGCAATGGAAATGGCCGGTTCCGAGTATTACCTAATCAAGCATCGCAGTCCGACTTATTTTCTCGGGTACATGCTGGCGCTTGAAGGCTTCCCAGCTTCGATGGAGTTTGTTGATGCACTGGAGCAAACGCACGGCAAGTCATTATTCAGGACTTTGCGTTACCACGCCGAACACGATGTGGATCATAAAGAAGACCTATTTGCCATTATCGACAAGTTTCCCTCTCCTGAAATTATGGAAAGTGCCCTGATTGCTACCTCGTATTTGAACCAGTTTGAAGCTACTTACAGTGCAGATTTCTTGCCTAATCTGTTAAAGGAAATGAAATGAACCAATTTACATCTGGCTTCGCGCCGCAGCAGCAAGCTATGCAGCAACAGCAAGCTCCGCAAATGGCTCCCGGCCAGCCGAGTTATCAGCAACAGCTCGCGGCTGCGCTTGGGAATCAGCAAGAAAAGCCTGGCGGTGTATTGGGTGGCTTAGGTGACGTGATGAGCATGATTCAGCAGTTTCAGGCAATGCAGAAGGCCGGCCAAACTCTCTCTCCAATTAGCAACGAAGGCTAAAAATGGCTATCGGGAACCCTTTCACTTCCGCTCAAGCTGCTCAAACAATGCAGGCGTTGCCGCCTGATTTGGCCGTACAGCAAGCGCAAGTTACGCGTCAGCAGCAATTGGCCGATCTCTTGCGCAAGCAGTCATTGGATCCGAGCGGTGGCACTGAAGTTGTCAATGGATGGGCTGTTCGTAAGAGTCCGTTAGAGGGGTTGGCAAAACTTGCCCAAGGACTTGGCGCGAATTTCACCCAAACTCAAGCTGACAAGCGCCAAGGCGAACTGACGCAAGAGGGCAATAAACAACTGGTCGAAGGCCTGCAGAAGTATCAAAGCCTGATGCAAGGTACGCCAGCGCAGAATACGCCAATTGTAGATGATGAGTATGGGGCGCAGACTATTACTAGTCCTGCCGTCCCAGGCAACAAGCAAGCCGCATTGGCAGCACTACTGCAATCCGGCCATCCAATGCTGCAGCAAATGGGCGCGGCGCAACTGACTGCCAAGCCAGATTCGATGTTCAGTAAGGTTGATCCGAAAGACTTTACGCAAGAATCGGTGGCGAAATTTGCAGCAACGCAGAACTATGCTGACCTTGTGCCAGCTCGCAAAATGGAAGTTGCACCTAGTGGTGTCGCATTCAATCCTTACAGCGTCAAGGAGGGCACAACCTTCCAAGATCCGAACAAACCGTTCAATGTCGGCGCTGATGGCATTGTGCCAAACCTGCCTTATCAGGATTACGAGAAATCGAAGGCAAAGGCAGGCGCATCGAATGTCAATGTCAAAACCGATGTGAAGATGGGCGAAAGCCTCGGCCAGCAGGTCGGCCCAATGATGAAAGATTCGACGGCGGCCGCTGAAGGCGCAGTGAAACAAGTGGATGCAGCTCAACGGATCGTTAAAGCCGTGGATAGCAATAAGATATTTGCGGGGCCAGGTGCTGGCGCAAAAATGACTCTCACGCAGATTGCAGATGGATTGGGCGTAACGGGCGCTGATGAGAAGGAAAAAATCGCCAATACACGGACTGCTATTCGTGGTTTAGCTGAATTGACCTTACAAGGTCGCCAGCAAATGCGAGGCCAAGGTGCAATTACAGAAAGCGAGGGCGCATTGGCAACTAAGGCAATGTCTGGTGACATTACCGATCTGACAGCCGCTGAAGTGAAAATGCTTGCCAAAGCATCTGAAAGGGCAGCGCGTTTCAACTATGCAGAGCATCAGCGCAAGATGAAGGTAATGCAATCCAACCCAAGTTTGCAAGGAATTGCGCCGTTTTATCAGGGCCCAGAGATGCTGCCTGAAATGGCAAATCCTGATGTGAAAACGCCAGCTTCCAATAATGGATTCAGCATTAGAAGGCTTCCATAATGGCTAAATTTGAGATCACCGCTCCAGACGGCAGCAAGCACGAAGTAACTGCGCCTGACAATGCATCCGAGCAGGAGATTATGTCTTATGTTCAAGGTCAATTTTCTAACCAAGCAAAGGTTGACCCTAGCGTTGGCGGAAGTACACTTCAATTTGGCCCATTCGATACTGGTATCCCCATTGGTGAAAGTTTGACTCGGGGGCTCGCCGGTGCTGGTAAGGCGCTGACCGACCTGGGCCGTGGAGCTGGTCAGTTAGTAGGCGCGGTGTCTCGTAAGGATGTCGAAGAAAGCCGTAAGCTGGATGCACCATTGATGGCTACAACAGCTGGCAAGGTTGGGAACGTCGTTGGCAATGTCGCAGCACTTGCTCCCAGCGCTTTCATTCCTGGTGCTAATTCTGTTGCTGGGGCTGGAACCATCGGCGCATTGACCGGCTTGCTGCAACCATCGGTCAGCACTGGCGAGACTTTGACAAATGTGGGCGCTGGCGGTGTTGCTGGTGCTGGCGGCCAGGTAATAGCAAATAAGGTCGCGTCTTTACTGACAAATCGACTTGGCAGTTCTAATAAGGCCGCAGATTTGGCAAATGCGCTTTCCAAAACCAAGAAAGATACATTGGCGGCTGGGCAAAAGGCTGGCTACGTAGTCCCTCCGTCTTCGGTGAACCCTTCATTCATTAACCGTCGTCTGGAAAGTATTGCAGGCAAGGCCGCTGTCGGGCAGGAAGCATCTGTGAGGAATCAGGCAGTAACCAATGCGCTGGCAAATAAGGCGGTTGGACTGGCTGATGATGTTCCTATGAGCGAAGGCGCTCTTGCTGGCATACGGAAGCAGGCAGGCGTACCTTACAAGGAAGTATCGGCTCTATCGAAAATTGCAGAGCAGGATCTGGAGGCGCTAAAGAATGCGCGGTTTGATGCAAAGACATACTTTAATTTTTACAACCGGTCTGGAGATCCTGCAGCGCTTAACACTGCAAAAGAGGCGACAAAACTTGCTGAAATGCTGGAACAGTCTCTACAAAACGAGGCATCTACAGCCGGTCGCGCCGACCTCTTACCGGCACTGCAAGAGGCGCGGAAAACGATCGCCAAAACATACGATGTTGGCCGCGCTGTGAACGTTGGCGACGGCGGCGTTTCCGCGCCTGTGATTGGACGACTGTTAGACAAAGGTCGCCCATTGACAAGCGAACTGGAGACTATCGGCAGGATGCAGCAGGCTTTCCCGGCATATATGCGCGAAGGAGCCAGCATTCCAACGCCAGGCGTCAGTAAGTCTGAGGCTTTATCTGCTGCGTTGTTGGCTACTGCTGGCGGTGCGGCTGGTGGCCCATTGGGGATGGCGGCCGGTGCATTACCACTATTGAGTGGCCCAGCGCGTTCCATGATTCTGTCTAAGCCATATCAGGCAATGATGGCTAGAGTGCCGCAAGAAGCGTCGCCTGCTACTTTGAGATTGGCTGAAGCATTGATGAGAAACAAGATACTGCAAGGCGCTGCACCAGCGCTATCTGCACAAGGCGTCCTTAGTGCCGCCCCGATGCTTCAAGAGTGATGTTTTAACTTTTCCTTCTGGCATCCATTTATTGATTGCCCACCTTACAGGTAGGCAAACAGCTCCGAATACGAGAAGTAAAAATAGTGGTTTTAGTAGTACCGCCAATATCCACATAGAAATAACTCCATAACCCGCCTAGTGCGGGTTTTTTCATTTTACAGCACAAGGATACAACATGCCACGTAATGGATCGGGCGTATATACGCTTCCTGCTGGTAATCCAGTCATATCTGGCACATCGATTAGTAGTGTTACGCAGAATAATACTATGTCAGATGTTGCAGCAGAGTTGACCAATTCTATTGCGGCAGACGGGCAAAAGACACCTACCGCAGACTTGCCTATGGGAAACTTCAGGCATACAGGAGTAAGTGACGGAACTGCCCGAAATCAATACGCTTCTGTTGGGCAGACTCAAGATAGCGCATTGCTGTGGTGCGGATTGGCTACTGGCACTGCGAATGATCTTACATTCTCGCCAAATCCGGCTATTACAGCTTATAGCGTAGGCCAAGTATTTCGTTTCCAAGCGGCTTCAAACAATACTGCAGCCACCACTATTGCAATATCTGGATTGTCTCCGGTTCTTGCCTTGCAAGTGAGTGGAGTTGCATGCGTTGGTGGAGAATTGTTGGCTAACCAGTATTACGAAGTATTCATTGATAGTACAAGCACCGCGCAATTGCGCAATGTAAGTAAGTCGGTTCAATCTGCGGCAAAGATATTCTCCATCAACGGATCGGTTGCGACAAATATTCTTACCTGCACACTCAATCCAGTATCGATTGATTTTAGATCAGCGACACTAGGAAGTGGAGTCGTCAACACGCGGACAGTTGCTACGGCAATCACCGTTGCGGTACCTGATACAGCGACCCTTGGAACTACAAGCGCCACATTGTCGCGTCTAATCTTGCTTGCCATCGATAATGCCGGGACGGTCGAACTGGCAATAGGCAACTGGACTAGTTCAAGCGCTCTTGATGAAAGTGGGCTAATCAGCACCACTACCGTAAGCACTGGCGCAGATTCTGCGAATATCTTCTACTCTACAACCGGACGCAGCAATGTTCCATACCGTGTCGTCGGCTTCGTGGAATCGACACAAGCTACTGCTGGCACATGGGCAACAGCGCCTTCGATGATCCAAGGAACTGGCGGGGAAGCCTTGGTATATTTGGCAGTTCCACCTACTGCATCATCCACTATGCAGAGCATTTCAACCAGTGTGGCAGGCAATGCTTTAACAGTGAATGCAGCAGCCACGACTATCGATTTTCCAAACTCTAGCCTTACAAGTGGCTCCCCATTTCGTGTAGCAGTTCCTGCGCTCAGCCTGGTAGCGCCTTCTGGTGCGACTTTTGGCGCGACAAATGCAGTTCAGGTTAGGTTAATTTTGCTCATTGCTTACAACGCTGGAACGCCTGTTCTGTGCATTACAAATGCATCAAATTCGACTCCACTAAATGAAGAAAATCTCATTAGCCCTACAACAGTTGGCGCAGGATCAACCTCGGCTAATGTAATTTACTCTGCTTCTACAGTATCGGCAAATAGCCCATACAGAGTCATTGGATTTATTGATATTACAGAGGCGACAGCCGGAGTTTATGCAACTGATGCCACATTAAAGCGCGGCTACGGTGGTCAAATATTAGCTCAACTTGGCAGCTTTGGTTATAACCAGTCATATCAAAGCGTAACAAGAACATCTGGCGTGACTTACTACAATCCGGGCAAGCCATTTTTTGGCAACATTGCTGGCACAAGTGCAGCCGCAGTAGGGAATGTTTATTTATCGATAAACGGCGGAGTGACTTTTAGCCTATGTGTCATAAGTCCTAGCTCTGGGTATGGGGCGGCGTATTTCATCCCAGCAAATTGCAGTTTTGTGATGACAGACTCAAATATAGCAACCAGAATCAACGTGGAAACGAGATAAAAATGACTTACTACAAAGCGCCAAATAACAGCATTCATTTTCTTGATGATGAGAAGTTTGAACATCTGTTGCCTGCAGGATCAGTCTTGATCACAGATGAGGAAGCTGCACAGATTCAGTCGCAGCAACTACCATCAAAAGAAGACCGAATCACAGCCCTCCAAGAAGCATACGAAATCGATCTCGATAAATTGAATAAGGCTTGGCTGGCAGCGCTGATTGCAGACGGAGCAGGGGAGGTGGCTAGACAGGCGGGAATTAAGACGCAGATGCTAGATTTAGCAGACCAGTTGGATTTGGATATTTTAACAATCATCATGGAGGAGTGATATGGACGACCAGAACAAACCAGAAGCAGCACCAGAAGCTGTCGCTATGGAAATACCACTGTACTGCCCACGTGATGGCGACGTACTTTATGAGGGGGTGAAAGAAATTGTTGCTGGTGGCACTACGCACTATTTCAACGCATGGCTATGCCCTACTTGTACGTACTGGAAGCTCAGGTCGTGACATAGATTTAATGAAAAAAAACGAACCACCTCCGGGTGGTTTTTTTACGTCAAAGGAAAGCGCATGTCAGACACATTGAACGCATCAGCAGCAGCAGGTACAGCGCTAATCAAGATATTCGGGATACCAGTTCTGGCTGGTTCGCTTGCTGCATCGCTTGGATTTATGTTCATGTGGCCCAAAACAAAAGCTGAAGCGTTTTCGCGGTTCGCATGCTCGATCCTTTCATCCGCTACTGCTGGGCCGCTGGCTGTCGTTTGGCTTCAATCATACAAGCCTGAATTATTCGAGTCTGCAAAGGTCGTTGCAATCATGGCAGGGACAGAGCCAGCGGTCGGCTACCTATTCATTGCTGCGCCAATCATGGTTGCCGCTGGCTTGCCTGCGTGGTGGGTAATTGGTGGTTGCGTGAGATGGTTCGATAACCGGCGCGACAAAGACATTGGGCAGATGGGTGGCGATGTGATCGATCTGATCAAGCGCGGGAAGGAGTTGATATGACCGACAACATAACTAGGCTATTGCGTGGCGACGAAGGCGAAGTCCTGACCGAATACAAAGATCAGTGGTCGCGTAGGCGTGAGCCTTTCGGAAGTGTGGCGGCTTTCTCCGCAGGCCATCCCTCATGAATTCTACTGTGCATTAAGGTAACTGGTATCCCATTAGCTTTTGCAATTTGGCTCCATGCAGTGCCATCGGAATTTTTCAGAACGAATCTTCTGTTGATACTTTGCTCAAGGTCAGTTGCCCACGTACAGTTTTCAGGGCAGTAATTGCCATTAACGTCAATTCTTTCGATGCTTAAGTTTTCAGCGTAGCCGGATCGAATTGCCCAGTCGCGGAATGGCATGAACTCTGCCCACTCTGCGCATATTGAAATGCCTCTGCCACTGTAATTTTGAGCGCCGGGAATATTCGGATTGTTGCAACGTGTTCGCATAGCTTTCCAAATTCTATGCAACCGAGTTTTGCTTAGCCCGTGCGTAGTGTTGGCCTTGCTTGCAGCTTCTTTATGTGCGCACCCACAGGATGCAGATTTACCAGAACGTAAATCGGAGCCCAAGACGACTCGCTGAGTACCGCAACCACATTTGCAGAGCCAGAGTGCAGCGCCACCGACGTAGTTGCCAGCCTTTTCTTGAACATGCCAAAGGCCAAATACTTGGCCGCTCATATCAATAAGTTTTGAGTTTGGTTTCATGTAAACACAATACCATGACTATCAAGGTATTTTATATATTGGAGCGAAAATAAATATGAATGAACAACTAATTCGTTTGCTGAGAGGGGATGAGGGCGAGGTTTTATATGCCTATGAAGATCACTTGTCATTCCTTACTATTGGTATCGGTCGTCTGATAGATAAGCGCAAGGGAGGTGGCATCTCCAAGGAAGAGTCAGCATATCTTTTGGCAAATGACATCATGAGATTTAGCTCGGAACTGGATAGCAAAATTCCGTGGTGGAAATCGGTTGGCGATGCAAGACGTGGCGTTCTGCTATCTATGGCCTTCCAGATGGGCGTGGATGGGCTACTTGGCTTCAAAAATACGCTTGAGTTCATCCGTGCCGGCCGTTATGAAAAAGCAGCTGACGGCATGATGAATAGCTTATGGGCAAAGCAAACGCCTGAACGAGCAACGCGTATGGCGAAACAGATGCGCACCGATGAATGGCAATTTAAGCCTGGCACATAAGATGAACATCTACTGGAAGGTGGGCAGCTATTTCCTTGCCATAGCTATGGCGATTGGCGTCCTGTCCTGGTATGGCTCCAAAAAGTACGACCAAGGATTCAGCGCGCGCGAAGCCATCGCCACCAAGACTGCTTTAGTAGCCGAAAAAGCCGCCAGAGAGAAAGAAGCTAGTTGGCAATCCACTTTGAAAGAGGCAAATGATGCTGCGAATAAACGTGAAGAAACGATCCGTGCTGATGCTACTGCCGCTCGCGCAGCTGCTGGCCGGCTGCACAACGACCTTGCAGACCTCAGACGGAAACTGCCCCAACTTACCGAGCAAGCCGTCCGTCAGTACGCGGACGCAGCAAGCGTCGTATTCGGAGAGTGCACGGCAAAATACGTTGAGCTGGCAGAAACTGCTGACAGAATCGACAGCGACCGTCAAAAACTAGAAGACGCGTGGCCTAAGTAACTAGTGGTATGCTCTCGTTTTGAAGGGAGCCGCCATGTTTAAATGGATTAAAGGCCTATTCGCCAAAGTAGTCGGATTCTATAAGAATCCACACGGCGACATGACCGAAGAAGAAAAAGCCGAACACCAAACGTTCAGCATGTAGCGATAATCTTGATATACTGTTTTTCCATACAGTATAGGTGTTATCGTGAAGGCAACAGTCAAACTTTGTTTTAGTGAGGGCAGGTTATTGCCTAGATGGCGTGAGCCTGGCCTTCCAAAGTATCAAGGCGAATTCATCCTTGAAGACAAGTATGATGATGTTTTCAAGCGCTCCATGATATTTGCCAAACTCATGAAATCCATTGGAGACGATGGCGATCCATTCGTTATCGAGCCGCTGCGCAATGCCGTGGTTGTCATGATGAAAGATGACTGGTTACGTGTTCAAGGATTTGAATACGACGAACTCAGTAAGAAGAATTTTTACCAGACTTGGCACGTCGAAATTCAGTCCGCAAAATAATCAAAGTCCGCGCCAGTATTGGCTCTTTATGGCACGATAAATGGTTAATTGCGGACTGAAAATCAAGCGGCACGCCGCATGAATCCTCATAAGTTTAATCAGCCTTCTAAGCTGAGGGTCACAGGTTCGATTCCTGTTGGGCAGGCCAATTCCACAGCGCTTCTACATTAAATTTCCTAGTCCGCAAATTTGAATTTAGTCCGCAATTCCTTTGCCGCTTACGTCACATTTGCTACAGGTGCTATATGTCCGGGCTAAAATAGTTCAGCCTTAAGTGAGGTAGCTAACAGAGCTCGATATTCAATAGTGATAGCGTATTTATCATCCTTGACTGTCGCGAGTACCATCATGAATCGCATCGACCAGGCAATCAGTGAGTTGGCGCGTGCTTTCTGTCAGCTGAAACAGCATGACGAACAACTCTATACCAAGGCTTTGCAATCCCTCGTTGCGCTGGCACTGTCCGAAGAAAAAGTGGAGCGTGTGTCCAGCATAGAACGGGATATGCAATACGTCGGCCAAATCCTTTCCAATACACGTCGTGTACCTTCGACAGGTGGCGATGCGGTACTGGAGTTTCCTTGCCGCAGGAAGGGTGACCGCCGCGTCGCATCGCGCTGA